AACAGCTTACACAACAGGAGGTAGTGCAGCTTTGTTTGGTTTTTTAGCTCAAGTTGATTGGATGCAGGCTGTGGGTGCCGCGACACTGTTAGGAACCTTTCTAGTTAATTGGTACTACAAGCACAAGCACTACAAGCTTGAAGTTAAGAAAAGCGAACGACCTTAGAGGTTAAGATAATGGCAGATTATGACTCAATAGATATATCAGGCGGTGATATTCAGTGTTTTAGGCCGGGCGCAAGCGTAGCAGCTACCACATCACTTAATTTGTCTAATGTGGCGGTTTTTATGTTGGGTACTGCGGCAAGTATTAGCTATGGTACAGGCGACTTCTCAGACTCTTTCCCTCTTCCGGCTGGCATGGCTATTAGACCACCTAAAGATGCAACAACTTTAACAATTTCACCAGCAGCAACAGTTGCGTATATGCGCAAAGAGAAGAAGTAAGCAGCGATGGCGGGAAGACCAGTTAAGTACAATACTCCTGACCAAATGCAGGATGTTATTGATAGGTATTTTCATGATTGCAAGTTAAACCGTATTGGCTTGGCTATTGAGCCACCAACCTATCCAGAAGACACTATTACTGACGACTCAAACCCAACAGTAAGCGGGTTGGCCTATGTGCTTGGATTGACAAGACAAGGGTTGATTGAATACACAGATAAAAATGAGTTTTCTGACACGATAAAAGAAGCTAAAGCAAGAATAGAGTCACATCTAGAGCAGCGATTATTCATGCCGTCACCTACAGGGGTTATCTTCAACTTGAAGAATAATTACGGATGGCGTGATAAGAGTGAGGTTGATTTAGAGTCGCCAAGCGGTTCAATGTCGCCGAAAAGCTTAGATGCTTCACAGCTCTCAACAGAGGCATTGCAAGAAATTCTAAAAGCAAAAGATGCAACTAACCAATGAGGACTTGCTTAATGTTGAGCGTGAACTGTGTTCTCGTTCGCTTGCTGAGTTTGCAAAAAGAGCTTGGCCTGTATTAGAGCCATCAGCAAAGCTTAAGTGGGGTTGGGCGCTAGATGCCATTTGTCAACACCTAGAAGCGGTAACAGATGGCCGCATTAAGCGCTTATTGATGAATGTGCCACCGGGCAGCATGAAAAGTCTGTTAGTTGGTGTTATATGGCCTGCTTGGGAATGGGGGGCGGCAGGAAAGCCCGGTAATAGATTTGTAGGAACGGCACACGAAGAAACACTAGCGATTCGTGATAGTAGAAAGTGCCGTGATTTAATCAAGTCAGAATGGTATCAACAGTTATGGCCTCTAGAGCTTGATAGCTCGTTAGATGGTAAGCGTGAGTTTGGTAATACGCATAAAGGCGTAAGACAGGCTAGAGCGTTTACATCAATGACAGGTGTGCGTGGTGATAGGGTTATTCTTGATGATCCAATCAGTGCCGATAACGCGAACAGTGAAGCAAAGCTTGAAGCAGCAAAGATAGCCTTTACTGAAACATTGCCTACACGTATCAACTCTGACGAGTCTGCAATTATCGTTATCATGCAGCGCTTAAACGAAAAAGATACATCAGGCGTTATCTTGGATATGGGCTTGCCTTATGTGCATTTGTATATCCCTATGCGTTTTGATTCATCAAGACCATGTAAAACCTCAATAGGATGGGAAGATCCCCGCACTAAAGACGGCGAACTTATGTTCCCTGAACGCTTTGGTGAGGAGCAGGTCGCTGAGCTAGAAAAAACACTAGGCAGTTATGGCGCAGCAGGCCAATTACAGCAAGCGCCAGCACCTAGAGGCGGCGGCATCATTAAGACCGCCTGGTATAACTATTACACGCAATTACCACAATTAGACTTCACAGAGGTTTTCGCTGATACAGCAATGAAAACCAAAGAAGAAGATGATTATAGCGTTCTTGAGTTATGGGGCAGGACAACAACGGGGCAAGCCGTTTTAATTGATTTGTTACGCGGTAAGTGGGAAGCGCCAGAGCTATTAACAATGGCTCGTTCATTCTGGCTTAAGCATTTAAACAGCAAGCATTCACCACGCGCTTTTAATGTTGAAGATAAAGCAAGTGGCACAGGTTTAATCCAGACCTTAAGGCGTGAAGGTGTGCCAATTGTTGCGATTCAACGAGATAAAGACAAGGTAACGCGAGGACATGGCGCTGCACCGTTTATCGAGTCGGGCAATGTATTACTTCCAGAATTAGCGCCTTGGCTATCTGATTTTTTAAGTGAGTCAGAGAAGTTTCCAAGCGGTAGTCATGACGACCAGTTAGATCCAATGTTTGACGCAATAGAGCGAGTGCAGACAGCACCAGCTAAGAAAATTAAAAAACCAATTTCAGTACCTAACACGAAGAGAATATAACGAGTGAGAAAAGCAAACGAGACAGATGCAGAAATGCTCGAACGCTTCAAGCGTGATATTCGGCGTGATGCTGACTTGTTGGACGAGCTACGCGATAAAGCCAATGAAGATATGCGTTTTGTGTACGTTGATGGTGGTCAATGGGAAGGTTTTCTAGAATCACAATATGAGAACCGCGCAAAGCTAGAATTTGACCTAATCTCACAATACAAAAACAAGTTTGTTGGTGAGTGGCGTGATAACCGTATTGGCGTCGAGTTTAAACCAGATGATGACGACACAGGCGAAAATGATGCTGAGTTTATCAATGGTGTTTATCGTGCTGATTACCGTGACGGCTACGGCAAAGTAGCAATTGACAATGCAGTTAATGAATGTGCGACGTGTGGGTTTGGCGCGTTTGGTCTATCGACTCGTTACGTTGATGAAGAAGATCCAGAAAACGAAGAGCAAGACATTGTTTGGCGTCCAATCTTCAATGCGTACAACACGGTCTATTTCGATCAATCGGCAAGACGCATTGATAAGTTAGATGCTAGGTGGGCGAATGAGTTAAAGCCTTACACTAAAGAAGCATTTGAAGACGAATACCCAGAGCTAGAGGCAGTATCTGCATACACACCAAAAGATAGAGCATTATTTAACTATAACGGTTCGAGCGATGAGGTTTATATCGCAACACGTTACGAAGTCATTAAAAAGCGTGAGTCTGTTTTTGTTTATAACAACTTAGCCAACGGTAAAGTTGAGTATTACCACAAAGAAGAGCACGACTTAATTAAAGATGAGCTAGCAGAAATCGGCGTTCATACTTTTGTGAAAGAACGTAAAATCATGCGCCGCAAGGTGATGATGGCGCGTTTCACGGGCAATGAGTTTATTGAAAAGCCGCGTGTTATCTCCGGCAAATTTATTCCGATCATTCCCATGTATGCCTATCGTGCCTACATTGATGGTGTTGAATACTGGTACGGCTTAGTTCGTAAGTATAAAGACGCTGGACGCGCTTATAACGCACAAATGTCACAGCTGATAGAGAATGCAGCATCAGCAGGCCAAGAAGTACCTATCTTCACACGAGAGCAAATAGAAGCGCCTGACGTATCAGCAACATGGGCAGATAAGAACAATAAGCCATTCTTATTCGTGGACGCTGCGACAGACGATAATGGCAATGTGATTGCAAATGGTCCGATTGGCTACAGCAAACCGCCAATGTTAGACCAAAACACCTCAGCATTGCTTGAGATTATCCCGAACTACTTACGTGAAGTAACAGGCGGTGCGCCACAGGACACGTTAGATCCAGACGCATCAGGTAAAGCTATCAATGCCATCATCAAACGTATTAATCTAAACACGCAAGAGGTGAGCGATAACATCCGCGAAGCCATTCAAGCAGGTGGTGACGTTTATATCTCTATTGCTTCTGAAATCTACACAGAAAAACGCGCTAAGAAGACCTTAAGCAATGACGGCACAGATAGCCGTGAAATGATGCACAAGCTTGTTAAAGACGAGCAAACAGGCCGTTTAATTGAGTCAAACACCATCAAAGGCAAGAAGTTTAAAGCGTACTCAGATATTGGCGCTCAATATCAGTCTATGCAAGAACAAACGGTTGAAGACTTGAAAGGCTTGCTCGAAGCAATAACCGGCAAGCGTGGCGAAGAAGTTTATACGCCTGCAATCATTGCAGCAATGCTTGAGAACGCGTCAGGCGTTGGTTTAAAACCACTTAAGAAAATTGCTAGACAGCAAATGTTACTCCAAGGCTTGGCTAAGCCTGAGACGGACGAAGAAAGAGCATACGTCCAGCAGATGATGCAGCCAAAACAAGATCCAAACCAAAAACTTGTAGAGGCAGCGGTAGAGCAGCAGCTAGCAGAAGCCAAGAACCTACAAGCCGCAACTATCGACAAGATAGCAAGCGCGAAGAAAAAAGAAGCTGAAACGCAAGAAATCTACAGCGAATTAGGCATTAATCAACTTAATCAATTATTAAACTCAAGAAAGCAAATCTTGAGGCAATAAGTCACTGCGACTCTAAGCAGGGCCGTCAGGCACACTCTAAAAACCATTACAGAGGAAAAACCATGGGTATTGATGCGGAAAACGATCAAGGCGAAGTTTTGCCTGAAGAAAATCACGAAGAGCTAGAAGTTGAAGTCAGTCGAGAGGCTGTTGAGAGTGACAGAGATAGTGAGAAGGAACAGGAAGAGCAAGCCGAAAATCAAGAGGTAACGCAACCTCAAATAACGCAAGAACAGCTTAATAGCGTTATCCAAAGAAAGACTAGAAAGGCAAAGCAGCAAGTAGAGCAGTCAGAAAGCAAAAACGCACTACTTGAAGAGAAGGTGAAACTGTTAGAGCTTAGCTTAGAGCAGGAGCGTGGGAATAAAAAAAGTGCGGAGCCAAACCCTGATAATTATGAAGGCGGGGAGTGGGATGAAAAATACAAACAGGATGTTAATAAGTATCAGCATGAGCAGTTAAAGAAAACCGTTCTAGAGACTGTTAGAAGCGAACAGAACGCAATCGAAAGAGAGCGAGTTGAGCGTGAAAAACAAGATCAAATAAGACTCAAGCAAGAGATGCACTACAGAAAAGCATTAGAGCTAGGAAATGACGATTATGTGCAAAACGAAGACCGGGCGATTGATGTACTTGGTGAGGATGCAGTAAATCATATTATCCAAAACTACGATGATTCTCATGTGCTTCTTAATTACTTAGGTCACCCAGCGAATGCAAGTAAAGCAAGTTCTATATCTAGTCTTGTCAAGGGTAATGCCATTAAAGCTATCGATGCGATAACGAGGCTTTCGGTAGAGCTATCGGTTAAGCCGGAAGTGAAAGAGTCCGCACCAAATCCAGTTGACCCCTTAAAAGGGGGTAATGCGGGCGAGCAAATGCCGGCTTGGATGAAAGGTGCGAAATTTGAATAAGAGGAATACTCATGGCAAATAATCTAGAAAGTAATATCACGCTTAAACTAGCGAAAAAGTTCACGGAAAAAGTGGAAAGTACCCGTGTTTTATCTAAAAACGTAAATACACAGTTTTTGAATAATGCCTTTAATGCTTCAACTGGTGATGAAGTCGGCATGAAGCGACCAACGGACTTTAAAACAATCCGTACAACAGATGGTGATGTGACAGCGGAAACAGCATCTCCAATCATTGTAGGTCAAGCCAAAGGCAAAGTGCAGGATTATATAACTGTATTTGTTGAATATGATGAGATTGAAGAGGCGCTTAAATTAGATCAGTTGGATGAGCTTCTGGCGCCAGCGGCAACGCGAATGGTGACAGATTTAGAGCTTGATTACGCAAGCTTTATGATGAAAAACAGCGCACTTAAAGCTGGTAACGTTGGCAGTCCGGTTGCTGCATGGTCTGATGTGGCTGAGGCGTCAGCTGTTATGGCTGCTCATGGTGTACCAGCGGGCGATTGGATGTACACTGTTAACCCCTTCACTCAAACTAAACTGGCTGACAATCAGCGAGGCTTAGGCTCAAGCAATGAGTTGATTTCGCAGGCTCATAGAGCTGCGATTATTAGTGATAACTATGCAGGCATGAAGGTTATGCAGGCAACAACACTATCAACCTATTCTACTGGTGCGGGAGCGGATAGAGCGGGCACTTTAGCTGTAAGCCCTACAGTCACGTATGCGGCCCATAAGGATTCAATGGTACAGTCATTAGTGGTAACTGGTTTTAATGCTAATTTAGTAGTAAAAGCGGGTGAAACAGTCACAATTGCTGGTCGAAAACGTTTAAATCTATCTACCCGCAAACTGGTTATTAATGGTGATGGCAATGAAATTTTGTACTCTGGCGTTGTTACGGAAGATGTGACGCTTGACGGGTCTGGCGCCGGTACATTGCTTGTTTCTGGCCCAGCTATCTATGAGGCTGACGGTGCATACAATACAGTTGATAGTGCGCCAACATCAGGTGATGTTGTAACACTTGGCGGCGCTGCAAGCTCCATCTACCAGCCTAACCTATTCTGGCATAAGAATGCGTTTTCAATTGGCTCTGTACCTATTAAGAAACTCCATTCAACAGATACCTTGGCGAAGACAGCAGATGGTTTGCAAATTCGTGTATCTAAGGGATCGGATTTCAAAGGAAATAGCCAAATGGTTAGGTTTGACCTACACCCTGCGTTTGGCGTGATGAACCCATTCTTTGCCGGTCAAGGCTTCGGGGTATAACAAAAGGGGCTTCGGCCCCTTTATTTTAG